CAACAACGAGAAAAAAGTTCCCAATATGAGGAATCCGGTTAAAAATATGCCAGCCAGGAAGCCTGCAGGACTGATCCAACGTCATGAAACCGCCGCCGAACTCGCTCGCCGCGCAGCAAACGAGACCGCGCTGCGGCCCGGGCGCGCATTGCCCGCGCAGGCGCCCGCGCAGCTGGCCGGGCACAAGCTCGCAGAGATCGCCTGGCGCCGGCTGATGCGCATCTATGGTGAGTTGGATGCGGAGATCGTGACCCGGCTGGACCTGGACCTGCTGCTGGATTATTGCTTGCTGGCTGAGCAGGTTGCCGAGCTGGACGCCATGCGTAAATCGGCTACCGAGATCTGGGAGCAGCTCGACGCGCAGCGCCTGGCGCTGATCAAGGCAAATAATCTGGATGAGGCCCTGAGGATAGCGACCAGGGTGACAGATGCATTCGACAGCATCCTTCGGATCGATGGGCGCGTAGACCGCAAGCGAGACTTGATGTTTAAGTTGCGCCAGAGCTTATATCTGACGCCGCGCGCCAGGGCGGGCACCGCGCCATCCAAGAAAGAGAAAGAGGAGCCACCCGACGAGATGGAGCGGCTGCTCGACGACGTGAATGATTTCATGAATGGTGATCAGGGACATGCTGGATGAAGAAGTATTTGACTATCCTGCTCGTATGCCTCATGGTGGTCTTGTTGGTGATCGTCATGTTCAGTGATGCGCGCGCCCAGCGGGCGGTCAAGTTCTTCGAGAGTCTGAAGCACACCAAAGGCCAGTTCTACGGCCAGCCATTCACGTTGCTGGATTGGGAGAGGGCCATCGTCCAGGATGTATATGGCACGCTCAACGACCAGCGCTACCGGCAGATCAAGACCGTGTGGGTGGAGATCCCCAAGAAAAACGGAAAGAGCGAGCTGGCAGCCGGCGCCGGGTTATACCACACCTACGCTGACGGCGAGCGCAATGGCGAGGTGTATGGCTGCGCGGCGGACCGCAGCCAGGCGTCGATCGTGTTCGACGTGGCGGTGGATATGATCGACCAGATACCCGCGCTGAAGAAACGAACGAAGCTTCAGCTCTCGACTAAAAAACTTATCGACATGAAATCCGGGACATTCTATAAGGTGCTTTCAGCAGAAGCCTTCACCAAGCACGGATTGAACGTTTCTGCCTGCATCTTCGACGAGCTGCACGCGCAGCCCAACAGGGAATTGTGGGACGTGATGACTTTCGGCGCGGGCGATGCGCGCCGGCAGCCGATTTGGTATGTGATCACCACGGCCGGCGACGACCCGGACCGGGTGTCTATCGGCTGGGAGCAGCATGATTATGCCATGAAGGTCCTATCCGGAGAGATCGTCGATCCGACCTGGTACGTGGTGATTTTCGATTATCAGGGAGACGATATCTACAACGAGGCCAACTGGCAAACAGCCAACCCTTCCCTCGGCACAACCATCACCCTGGAATCGGTGCGTGAAGCAGCTGAAAAGGCCAAGGTAGAGCCGGCCAGCGAGCGCTTATTCCGCTGGCTGCGGCTTAACCAATGGACCACCACCAAGTTGACCACCTGGCAGCCACTCGACTTATTCGATAGCACCGTGGGCGCCTGGACTAGAGCCGATCTGATGGATAAGGAATGTTACCTAGGTCTTGACCTTTCCACGACCACCGATCTATCCGCTCTGGCTGCTATATTTCCACCCCAGGGCACGCAGCTCGATTGGCGTGTAATCTGGGATTGCTGGATCCCAGAAGAAAATATGAAAGAGCGGATCGCCAAGGACCACGTACCTTACAACCAATGGGCGGCTGCCAAGTGGATCACACCTACCGAGGGCAACGTGGTGGATTACACCAAGATCGAAGCGGCGATCCTGGAGATGAAGAAGTTCTTTAAAGTGATCGAGCTGGATGCCGACCGGGCCTTCGCCACCATGCTGATCCAGCGCCTGGAGCAAGCCGGAATCATCTGTGTGGATGTGCCGCAGACATTCGTCAGCCTGACCGACCCGCTCAACCAAACCGAAGTGCTGCTCAAAGAAGGCAAGATGACCCACGAAGCCAGCCCGGTGGCCAGGTGGTGCTTTGGCAACACGTCGATCGCCACGAATGGGCAAGGCTTTATCAAGTTCGTGAAAGAGCACAAGGGCAAATCGGTGGTGCGGACCAAGCGCATCGACCTTACGGCGGCCTGGATCAATGGCATGGCGCGTGCGCGCTTCTATAAGGGCAACGTGGATCTAAGCGCGGCAATAAATGATAAGGATTGGGGCATGTAATCATGGCTAATCTGTTTACTCGTATTTCTCAGTTATTACGGAACGTAGCAACCGACATGCCTCCGGCTGATTTCTTGAAGGGCGTGGAGGTAATGGATATCCCAGAAGTCAACGGGAAGCACGTCAATTCGGAGACCAGCCGTAACATTGCCACGGCTTATCGCTGCATCAATATCCTGAGCGATGACGTTGCTAAACTACCTCTACAAACTTTCGTAAGCCGGACGTCAGGGCAGATCGACCGGATATCCCCCTCGAGCAGGCTGGAAAATATCGCCTGGCTCCTGGAGATATCGCCCAACCGCTGGATGACCCCGTTTGTATTCAAGAAGCTGATTATTCAGTGGCTGGTGACACGCGGCGCGGCATATATCTGGCAACCTCCGATCCGGGCCGGCAGACGGCGCGAGCTATTCATCCTGCCGTCCAATGTCACTCAGCCACTGTTCGACACGAATTTTCAACTCTGGTATGAAGTGTGTATGCCCGGCTGGGAAGTGGTGCGCTACCCGGACACCGAGGTTCTGGCGCTCCTGATCAACTCGGAGGATGGAGTCACCGGTCGGGGGGTGATCGCCTATGCGCGCGATACACTGGGGCGCCAGCTGGCGAACTATGCCACACAGAATAAAATCGCCGGGAAGGGGCTCAACCCGTCCGGAATTGCATGGATGGCTGGCGATCTGGACAAAGAAGCGCGTAAGAAAGTAAGGCAGACCTACGAAGAGGCGCTAAGGGAATCGGGGATAGCAATCTTCGACCCGAAGGTGACCAAGTTCGAAGCAATCACGCTCAAACCGGTGGACGCGCAATTCCTGGAGAGCATCCAGGAAAATGACACCGAGATCGCCAACTTCTTTGGCGTGCCGCTGTATAAGCTCAACCAGGGCAAGCAGAGCTACCAATCCAACGAGCAGCAGAACCTGGATTATCTGAACACGACGCTCGACCCATATCTGGTCCAGTGGGAACAGGCGGCAGCCATCAAATGGCTGACCGAGGAAGAGCAGAATTACTCCTATTTCCGCTTCAACCGAGACGCATTGCTGCGCACGGATGCCAAGACCCGCTCCGAAACGCTAGAAAAGCGCATCTTTAGCGGCCAGCTCACGCCCAACGAAGCGCGCCAGATCGAGGATATGCCAGCCTACCAGGGCGGCGATAAGTTCTATGTCCCGGCCAACATGCAATCGGTAGCGACGACCAGCACGACCAGGAATGCGGGAGGCAATGAAGATGGCAACAATGGATCCAATTGAAGATCATGCTGAAGACGCTGTTCCGCCAGAGGAACATTTGCGCGCAAATCATCACGCGCCGATCCGCTGCTTCGAAGGCGACGCGAAGCCACACGAGCCTTTCTGGCGCTGGCGGAACGCGGACGAAACCCTGCTGGAGGCAGATCTCGAACCAGCTGCGGAGCCGGAAGCGCAATTATCAGGCGAGCCTGAGATGGAGCTGTATGGCTATATCTCGGAATATTCCTGGTTCGAGGATGACATCACCCCGCGCATATTCAAGGATGACCTATACCGCTATGGCCAGGGCGGGCCGATCACATTGCGGCTCAACTCCGGAGGCGGGGACCTGATTGCAGCCAGCGTGATCAAGGCGATCTTGATGGATTATCCAGGGCGGGTGACGGTGAAGATCGATGGCCTGGCCGCTTCGGCGGCCACCCTGGTGGCGATCGCTGGGGACCGGGTGTGGATCAACGAGAGCGCCTATTTCATGATCCACGACCCGCTGGTAATGTTTTTCATGGCGGTGCTCAACATCGAGGAAATGAGCCAGCTACTTACCCAGCTAAAATCTGCCAAG